GTCAGGTATTAACGAAAATGGAGTTTAACTCAACCTTCCACTTACGTGTTCTTCTTCACTAGCTCTCCCCCTAAATAGGGGCCGGACACGAGGGCCCGTGCTACATTTTACTTACATACAGCCTACCTAATAACATAAAAGAACAAAAAACATGTACTAAACGGATCACGCATGTAAAGCCTCTTCAACTTAAACTCCATGGGCAACGGAGTCGATCACTTGAACCGGATCGGGGGTTAGGTACTTCTGACGGTAGATCTCTCTCTGCTCGTCATAAGTGGGTAGGCGTTTACCGCCGTATGTGGCTCCTTCCACGTCCCCTTCTTGGGCGGGCAATTGCACGCTTAGAGGGAAGTGGATGTCGCCACCTACTTCGGTCACCACCTTTTCTATAACCGGGACGTACTTCTCGTACGTCTCCCGGCCATGCAACATCAGCTCGAAAGCTGCAGTGACGCTATTCGCCCCTGCATGCTCTCGCTCTGAGATCACACTTTTCCTATTCCTACAGTGGAGGGATTTGAAAATCGAACTGATCTTCAAGGGCGCCAAATACAGCTGAAATTCTTCATCGAAGACTGCTCCTCGCTTCAGAAACTCTGCATCGTGCACCGGAATGTACGCTACAGACTCAGCTTCCTTGTCAGCCATGGTGTACGTCACTCCAATCTGCGCCAAAGCGCCAGCAATTGCAGTGTGGTTGAACCATCCATAGCCCTCCGCCACTGACATCTTGTTGTCATCGCCGTAGCACAGCAATGCCACCACAGTTCTAAAACTGGGCGGAGACGTCGGGAGCTCTCGCGAGAGCTCATAATACGCATAGCGCATGAAGAGCGAGTTCGCCAAATTGTTAACAATAACAGTAAGGTTATGCCCGCTCGGATTGGACCCAGTGACTCCCAACAGGTCACCATTGTGCTCATACACAGGGTGACATAAGTCGGTCACGATGCCACGGATGATCAACAGATCCTCCTCAGAGAACGCGTTGTTCAACTTGTTAGCCTCCAGTATGATGTTGTACAAAACACGATACGAAGCAGACATAAACGTGGCAGGGCAAGTGGTGTCATATGCTGCATAATCACCAGCAATTCCACGCTCCTTACCCTTAGACTCGACATACTTCATGAGCTTGTCCCAATCAGGGCCATGCGCGTT